TACCGCGTCGCCTACATCCGGAAAAAAGCCGGCAACGGTGGCATGTTCTGGAACGTCGCAGGCTTCGGTGTTTCGAAGAATGGTAAGAAAGAATTTTATCAAGCTTTTATTCAAGACAGTAACTTTTTGGAGAAAGATATAAAGGAATTCCTTGAAAAGAGATCCTGGGAATCAAAATCAGTTTTTACCAAAAAAGATGAAAACGGTGATCAAATGCCGTTTTAAGATTCAATCAATGATCAAGGATGGCCTAATTTCGCACAGAAACAGCTATCCTTGATCGCAACGAATGAAAAAGGCAGAATCGTACGTAAAACATGAAATACGCGATCCTGGAGCTTCTGGTGAGTTTTCGTAAAAGTGTATAATGAATATTAAAGTTGATGAACCTTTTAAACTTTCTTGCACTTCTGGCCTCAATTGGGTCGAAATAACCATCCCCATCCGCACCGTCAGCGAAGCTAATTGTACTGACCACTGGCGAGTCAAACACAAACGTCATAAGAAGCAAAAAGCTCTCATATATATGCTCCTTAGACCAAAACGCCCCCTATTAAAGGTGCCGTGCCATATCAATATAACACGATACGCTCCTAGAAAGCTAGATAAACATGATAATTTGCCAATATCAGTAAAATATTTACTCGATGCATGCTGCGAGGTTATCACAAACGATTATAGACCAGGACGCGCCGATAGCGATGAGCGCATCGAAGTGGCCTATAATCAGGTTATCTCAAAGCACTATGCTGTTAAGATTCACTTCTTAATGCCAGATTCAGTGCCGTTTGGCGCTGATGGCTTTGGAACTTGAAGTTTCTTTGGATTATACCTCTCCACTTGAATCGTGGTTCGGTAATAAACTTCATCCGTTAAAATGACAACGTTGTTGTCCTTTCTTTTTCTAAATGGTATGCAGCAGTGGCATGACTCATTTACTTCTACCTGAGTCTTTTGACTTAGGTTAACAGAAAATGGTGCAGAAATAGTATACACCTCCTTTCCCAACTTGAAAATATCACTTTTCTCTTTAAATCTCCTTATATATTATGCAAGAAACATAGAATAACTTTTAAAACATCAGGAGCATAAATGAAAGTACCTAAAAAACCTGCTCCACCTATAGGACATCTTCCATACAATGTTAATTGCGAAGGTGGAAGACCAAAAGAATATACTACAGAATTTATCGAAGCAGAAGCGGAGGCTTTTGAAAAATGGATAGAACAACCAGAAAATATCTATTTCAAACGTTTCGCTTTAGATAGGGGATACTCTCCTCAAAGATTTCCAGAATTCGCTGCTGTCAGCAGTAAGTTTGCGGAAGTCATGAATAAAGTACGTCAATGGCAGGAGACAAAATTAGCTGAAGGTGGCTTGCTAGATGAATTCAATGCGGGCTTCACTAAATTTGTCATGGGAAATATCTGTGGTTGGAGTGAGCGTACCGAAACAAAGCTCTCTGGCGATGCTGAAAACCCTCTTTCTTTCATTCTAAAAAATATCGATGGTACAAGTAAGGAGCTCGCAAATGAGACAGAGGATTGAAGATTTAGGAAGATTATCGATCCTATTGCGCGTCTTATTGGATCATACTTTATTCGAAAAAGATCTATTGCCAAGCAGGCCTAAGGATTACCCAACATGGTTTTCAGATATGCAAGAAGACGAAAAGGATGAATTAATTCGCAATTGGGTTTATGGAATTGAGGATATAAAAGATCAACTTCACTTCATGCTTGAGATTGCTGATGGTGGAGATGTCTATAACAATTTTGAGCATGAACAAAACTGACATTAAGATAGCTCAAGATACCTTATCAGATCCTTTTTGGCGCATCAATCACTTATACAACATCATCGATAAAGAAGGTTGTAAAGTCATCTTCAAGTTGAATTGGGCACAAAAACGACTCTACAACGATATGTGGTATTGTAATATCGTTTTAAAGGCTCGTCAGCTAGGTATCAGCACATTTATTGGACTTCTATTTCTTGATCGTTGCCTCTTCAATAGCAATTGCAGCGCAGGGATCATTTGCCACACAAGAGAAGATTCGGAGATCTTTTTTCGTCGCGTTAAGTTTGCATACGATAATCTACCCGATGCTTTGAAGAAGATACTTCCTGCAAATCTTGATAGTGCGCGAGAGCTTTCCTTCTCAAATGGTTCTAGCATACGTGTAGGAACATCTATGCGTGGACAGACTTTACAATATCTCCATGTCAGTGAGATGGCAAAACTGTCGGCAAAATATCCCGAAAAGGCTCGAGAGATCATTACAGGATCACTTAATACAATTGCAGCAGGTCAATATGTATTTATCGAAAGTACAGCAGAAGGTCGTGACGGGTACTTTTTCGACATTTGTAAAACTGCGCAAGATATGCAAGGGAGTGGAAAACCACTTACGAAATTAGATTTTCGCTTCCACTTTTACTCTTGGGACACAGATCCTTCATATATTCTAGAGCCTAAAAATGTTCTCATCACTCCAGAGATGGATAACTATTTTCATACAATCGAAGCAAAAACATATCGCAAACTATCCTTAGGGCAACGTGCGTGGTATGTCAAAAAGTTAGAAAGTCAAAAAGAAGACATGAAGCGGGAGTATCCAAGTATTCCGGAAGAGTCTTGGGAAACATCCTTAGATGGCAATTATTACTCTAATCATTTGACGAAAGCAAGAAAAGATGGACGCATCACAAAAGTCTTTCACAATCCTACAAAAACTGTGCATACAGCATGGGATTTAGGATATGCAGATTCAACGGCGATATGGTTATTTCAACTTGATGGTCAACGCATTAATCTCTTGGAGTATTACGAGAATTCAGGTGAAGCTCTACCGTTTTACATATCTTGGCTGAAAGCAAAGGGCTATACTTACGAAAACCACTTTGTTCCTCACGATGCCTCTCAACATGAATTTGGAAGTGGTTTGACAAGAACTGAAATAGCTCGTTCTCTTGGTATTCGTTTTATTCAATCGTTAAATCTTGGAATTCAAGAAGGAATAGATTCAGTTCGAAACATACTCCACAGATGCTATTTCGATGAAGAGAAGTGTGCAACTGGCATTAAGTATTTAGATTCCTATCGGAAGCAATGGAACGATAATCAAGGATGCTGGAGTTCAAAACCTCTTCATAACTTTGCTTCTCATTGCTCAGATAGTTTTCGTATTCTTGCTTTGAACATAGATAAAGCAGGAAATGTAGGAAATAGAGAAGAGGCTTTAGCCAAGCATAAGAAGGCAGTTTCTAGCCGGAAGTCTCTATTTTAGAAAGATTCACTTGTCCAATAATTTAGTTTCATGTTATACCATAACGTATATCAGGAAAACGAATGACTCCCACTAAAATCAAATCCCTAAGAAAGCGTTTAGGACTATCTCAAGAAGCATTCGCTGAGCTTGTTGGGGTAAGTACATCATCACTTGGTTCTTGGGAAAGAAATAGCTTTAAACCTTCGTCTATATTTGTTAAAGAGATGGAAAATATTTTGGAAATTAGCGAAAAAGAAATGAATGAAATCAAAGCCCTAAGAAAGCGCTTAGGATTATCTCAAGAGGCCTTAGCTCACCTTATTGGAGTTTCTTTTCAGACAGTCAATAGATGGGAAAGAGGACATAGCAAACCTTCGTCACTCTCCATGCAAAGACTTAAAACATTAGAACAAGAACATAAATTGGAGAAAACACATGAGACAATGTGAATTGGCAAAAGTAATTCAGGAGAAAGGAGAATCGAGTCTTACAAGAACTGGTGAAGTACTTGTAGCTTTTCTTAATGTAGTCACACCGGAAATGGTGGGAGCGATTATTGAGCTGAAGAAAGTTCCAGGCTTATGGATCGTAGATAAAGTGGATGAAAAGGAAATTGAGCGTTATGAAGTGAAACGAAATTGGTATGTGAGGGGGATATAAAATGAGTACTGTACAAGGATCTATAACAGTAGATTCGCTTAAATGTTGGATTTGTGAATCGCCATCTGATCATCTTAAGAAAATAGATGGAACGCGATGTATGAAGTTATACATCTGTTCAGAAAAGTGTCGTAAAGTCTTCATTGAAAGACTTGTCTATCATGGAAATGTCGATCCACAGAAATTGAAAGAGCCAGCTCCATCCATTCCTAAAGCTAAAAGGTTAACTACAAAATGACAAAAAAAAGTGAAGAGAGATTAAAGTGGGCATTAAGATATGTGTTATGCCATCCAGACATGTCTCCTGCTCTTTTAGCTGAAGAATGGAAAATTTCAATAAATTATGCCATAAAAATATGTGCTCATAACGTTGCTACTTTTGTTGACTTAGAAACAGGAAAAATTGAAAGAACTTTTGAGTCTATGGAGAAATCTATCTATAAGAAATTAATGGAGCTTAAATAGTGAAATGGCAATCCATTGAATCCGCTCCAAAAGATGGAACGCATGTTTTAATCTATGCTCCCCTTCATAAGTGGAAGTCTATTTATGTAGTTGCTTATCATGCTCATAAAAATAAATGGATAGAAGCTAATCATGTAAAATATTGTATTCGGAACCCAACGCATTGGATGCCTCTCAAACCCCCCAAGATAAAAAATGAGTGAAATACAAAAATCAGAATATCTTATTGCTAAATGGTTTAGAGATAAAGGAATGATAACATCAATTGATTATGTCCCTGGACAAGGCAAAGGATATGATCAATATGGGAATGTAATCAAATGTGCTTGTGGAAGAGATGCGACCAAATTTACAGTTGGTCTTCACTTTAGTGCAGCTCAATGTGAGTATGAGGATAAAAAATGATCAATAAAAAAATTATCAAAAATATTAGACGTCCAGAAAATGAAGAAAAAGAACTTCGTTTAAAAAAAAAGCAAGCAGATGAAACTTGGGATAATATTTTCGAAGAATTTTTACATACACACATTTTTGATAAAAATAAATTTGCTCATGCAATGTATATGTGTAATTCTATTGATAAAATTTTATTGGTAAAAGGATATAAATTAAATGAGTGATCAAGAAGAAGATATAAAAGTTACTTTAAGTGGCGGCCATGAGGAAATTCAAAAAGAATTGGAACCAATGATAAATTATTTGATAAATGAAAAAGGAAATTTATACTCTTATATATTAACATTAGATGATGAAACTTTAGAGAATTATGCCGATGCATATGAAATTAAAGATAAAAAAAATATGCATATTTGTTTTTCTTTGTCTCTGATTGCTTATGGTTATGAAATTGGAGAAGAGTTTACAGCTACCCTAGAAGAATTAATGGAATATGGATTAGCTTTTTCAATGATGTGTGGATTAGCATCTTTAGAAAAGAAAGGATTAAATAAAGTTACAGACAAATCAAAAGTTTGGAATCCGAAAGGAAATATTACAGTAGAACTCACAGATAAATTTTATAGATATACTGGGTGTTCCCTAAAAGAATAAAAATATTCGGAGATTTTTTATGAAAACCTTAAACCCTAAAGGAGGAATATGTCAGAAGTATTAGTCACACAAAATTACAAAAAATTCAAGATCATGGATGGAAATCCTAAATTATTAAATATTCATGTTCGAAAACTTAAGAAAGCAATTGAAGAAGATAATCAACTTGAATTGCATCCCATCATTGTAAACAAGGATTTCTATGTTATCGATGGTCAACATAGATTACAAGTAGCCAAGGAGCTTGGTCTTAATATCTATTACATTAAGTCTGATACTGTTCGGGATGAACACGCTCTCAGTGCTCGCATACAACAGGCCTCTCGCATCGAAGATCGTATCGATTATTTTTGCATAAGACAAAAAAAACCTGAGTATATTTTACTTAGAAAAATGTTAAACGCGTCTGGACTTAGGCCTAAAGCCCTTTTGACATTAATTTTAGGCTGTTTAACTTCAAGCATTCTTGAGTTCGTAAAGAGTGGTAGATTCATTTTTCCCGAGAAGGAAGATCCTAATGAGATATTGGAATTTTACTACGATTTTTCTGCTTACGTAAAAGATAAGCGCATCACACCATCTAGTATGTTTTCAAATCATAATTTCACAAGGGCATTTAGATGGATTTTTAATACATCAGGATTTGACAAGGAAACATTTTTCAAAAAGCTAGATATTCGTTGGTTTGACTTGAAACCTCAAAGAAACGCTCAAGAGTGGTATTCATTGCTTATTGAAATTTACAATTTCAAAAATCACTCAAAATTACAGGAAGAATATGGAAAAAATACTTCCTTATAAAATAGGTGATAAGATAGGCGATAGAGAAGTTATAGATATTATAAAAATAAAATATAACAAATTTTATAAATTAAAATGTAAATGTGGCAAAGAAATAAACAAACAATTCAGTAAGATAAAATCAAAATGTAAATCATGTCAAGTGAAAAGTTTTGAGGGCACTAAACAAGGAAAGTTAACATTTTTAAAACATATGGGTAATAGTAAATATGAGGCGCGATGTGATTGTGGAATAACAAAAATTGTAAATAAAAGTTGTATGTCGTGTGGATGTGAACTCCGTACTGGAATAACGAAGGCACTTAGATGTCTTGAGAGAAAAAAAGAAATGATAGGATTAAAAAACGGTAAACTAAAAATTATAGATGCTAAATTAATTGGAAGTAGGACTTTTTTTGAATGTATTTGCAAATGTGGTAATAAAAAATTTTACAGTACTAAGAATTTTTATCAAAACAAATCTTGTGGATGTGGAAAATATGAAAATAGGACGGGGGATAATAATTCTCGAACAAAATTTAATATTTCTAAAATTTTAGAATTAAAGGAACTATATTTTTCTGGAATGTATTCAATAAAAGAATTATGCAAAATATTTAATATAAGAAACTCAAGTGTATATCAAATTTTAAGAGAAGAAATCTGGAAAAGGGTAGAGATTGATAAAAGTATAAAAAAACATGACATTCCAAAAAGGATAATAAGAAAACTTACGGTTGAAGAATTAGAAGGAAAAACTTTTGGTACTCAAACAATATTAGAAATATTAGATAAAGGTAAAATAACTTCTAACTCTTTAGCGTTAGTAAAATGTCATTGCGGAAATATAAGAAAAATTAAACTTTGTACAGTTATTCATGATAGATCTAGTTGTTGCAATAAATGCCGACCTCGAGCAAAAAAGGCATAAAATTACTTATTGATTAAATTTCGGGATATCGGGCCTGAAATGCGAACACCCGATAAGCCTTGCACGGCCTCGGGTGGTTCTATGGTGGGCACTATACGTTTCCCACCATATCAACCCGCATAGATTTGTGTCAATGATAAATCGCGGAATTCTTTTTTACCTTGTATTTTAAAAATTGAATGTCGTAATGTCAGAATATGCTGACAAATAATGAAATCCGTGGCGAGTTTCAGGAAAATTACCGATATGCCCATGATTACTGGGCTCCTTTCAATAAGGATGCTCAGGTCTATACATTAGCCGCTTCTGGTTATACCTGGAGTGATGATGAGCGTCGTAGTCTGATAAAAGAAGGCCGAGAGCCTTTAGAATTCAACATCATTCGCCGTCCTCTTCAGTTCTTCTCTGGCTACCTTCGCGATAATATCAACGAAATCATTTATTCTCCAGTCGAGGGCTCGGACCAGAAGACAGCCGATCAATTTACGAAGCTTTCCTATTACATATGGGATAAGGGCTTAGGCTTTCCTACTTTCTTAGATGCTTGTGATGAATCTTTCAAGTCTGGGATCTCTCTCTGTGGAATCCAAATGGATTACTCCAAAGACTTTGTCAATGGAGACATTTCCTTTTTCAAAAGAACCTATAATTCATTTTATCTTGATCCGACCTTTACAGAAATTTCTCTTCGAGATTGTTCTTTTGCAATCACTCGGGATCTCATCGATAAGCAATATGCAAAACAATTGCTACCATTCATTGATCCTGAAGAAATCGATAGTCTTTCCATGGGTTATCGCGATGATAAATTCATGCAATATCATCCGGAGTTTACCACGTTTTCTCGGAACCGGAATCTGATTGCTTACGATCAATATTATAAGCGTGTGACTCGTGAAAGAAAGTTCCTCGTTGACATGGATTCCTCCTATTACCGAGACATAACCGATCTTCCAAATGAAGAGATTAAGAAGCTGAAGTTTGGCATTAGACGTTTTAATGAAATGAGAGACAATGCCGAAGAGTTGCAAATAGACGAATCAGAGATTCCTAATATTGAGATTCGCGATGTGAATCGCAGCTTCATTGAGCTGAATATATTGCTCAATGGCCATCTTCTTTATTGCGGAGATGACAAAACTGGAATCAATAAAACATATCCATTTGTTCCCATCGTTTGCTACATGGAACCATCGATATGGATGCCATCTCAACGTATCCAAGGCATAGCTTCTTGCAATTGGAGTGCTCAACGTCAATTCAACAAACGCCACATGAAGATTGTGGACATGATGGATTCAGATATATCGACTGGGTTTAAATACCTGATCGGTTCTGTTCCTGACCCTCAAGACCTTCAGCAATCTGGTCAAAACAAGATCATTGGTGTTGACCCCGAGAATGCTCCGCAAGGTCTTGATTCTGTACAACAACTAAGTGGCGGGGGAACAAATCCTGCTCTTATCCAATATCAGCAGGTTTTAGATCAACTGACTTTAACTCTTTCCAATGTCAATGAAAGCTCCATGGGGATTGATGACAAAGGAAATACGCAAATATCTGGTCGTTTAGCACAAGTGCGTATTGCACAAGGTCTTCGTGGAAATCGTAAGATCTTTGACAATGTCGAAACTTCCCAACAGATCCTCGGAGGACTCATCCTGACGGCAATTCAAGAGCATTATCCTCCAGGAAAAGTAGAGCGCATTTTAGCCGAAGAGCCTACAGAACAATTCTACGAGCAAGAATTCGAACAATACGATGCAGTAATTAAAGAAGGGGTACGTTCTAAATCTCAAAAGGATGCCTACTATTATGAACTGGTTAATCTCAAGCGTGATGGTATTGTGGACGTTCCTGAGTCAGAAATTGTGCGTTCTCTTTCAATGGCGGGGTTAAGCGATCTACAAGAAGCGATTGAAGCACAAGATAAGCAAAAATCAGATCAGCAGAAGAAGATTGATGAGCAAGAAAGAATGGCTCTAGAGCTTGGAAATGCTCATAAAGAAGAGATGATTGCTATGGCTCAATCTAGACGAGCTGATGTAATTAGCAAAAACGCCCTCGCCGAGGAAAGAGTTTCAGAGGCATCGGAAAATCGTGCCCAAGCAGCATTGGCAAGAGCTAAGACTATAGTTGAAATATCAAGTATGAATGAAGATCGTATCTTAAAAGTTCTAGATTTTGTCAATTCACTTGAATTACAAGAAAGACAAGATCAGGAAAATGTATCGCAAAAAGTATTCAATAAAGCCGATGCGATTAATACAGAGACTCAAGGATCAGCGGAAAATATTCAACTCACTCAGTCTTTAGCTTCTCAACAAGCTCCCATGTCGAACGAGAGTGGGGAGGGAGCAATCTGATGATTTTAAATATTTCTAGAGACTTTTTAATTGGTATTCCTCTTCTACCAGAAAGATGGTGTATACGCATATGACAACTTCTACAAACAGTTATAAAATTGCTGTTAGTATTATTTCTCTCATTACCATCGATATGGTGTATATCTGTTTTTCCAATCTTATCGCAGATCTCGCATTTATTAGATCTCGTTTCTCTAGACATATTTCTAAACCAGCCATGTCCATGTTTGTAATTAGGAGAATTTTCTTTTTTGCAAAACGAACTATAGCAAGTTTTGGAACAAAATCTTCCCCTTTTGTTTTTTTCTTCAGAAGGTGCTACAAGAAATTCCTTATTGCATGCTTCGCAAAAATGAGTTTTTCTTGTTTTTTGATTCTTATAGAAACATGGAAGAGAACAATAACCGCGATTGGAATGTTTAAGTCTAGATTCAAGAAATTGAATTTCAATTCCGCAAGTTTTGCAGTTAGTAGTAATTCTAGGAACTTCAAGGGCTTTGTTAGCACATTTTTTAGAACAAAAGCATTCTTTTTGATTTTTAATTCTATGTGCTGCTATTTGAAAAAATGCTTCACATATTCTACATTTAAGAATGCTACTAGTTTTTTTGAATTCATACTGGCAAATTGTAGAACAGAAAAGATGTTTGTGCTTTTTAATTTTATAGGGATAAGTTTCAAACGATTTATCGCACTTGGCACAATGAACAATCATAGACTAGAGTATAGTTTATGAACGAATTTAAAACAAGAAAAACGAGGTATTTTATGGCCTACGATAAAGGCAAATTAAATGGTGGCGGAAAGTTTATGGACAACGGTGTTGGAATGTGTTCATATAAAAAGTCGCCAATGAGTGCTGCAAGCCGTGTTAAACCAGAATGCGGACCAACGAGCAATGCAGATGGCCAAAAAGCTAATAAGCTATTGCAAAAAGCACAGAAGCAACAAGATAGCTTAAGGGGGATGAGTGGGATGTGATTTGTGATGTTTAAGATGGCAACTGCGACACAAAATAATCAAATTAGAAATGTCATTATTAAGACGATTATGATCTTTATGATGTACATCCATGTATTTCTTTATTTTATTGCAGAAAGTACATTTTTTAGAAAAATTAGAGTAAGCAATTTCTCTATATCTTCCTATTCCATGTTTATAATTACTGTCTTGTTTTCCTCGTGGTTGAGATTTATTACTACAAATGAGAGAACAAAATTCTTTTTTAGAATATTTTGCTCTAGATTTTGGAAAACTAAAATCTTTTCCGCAAAATTTGCATTGCCTAGTGATTTGCGCATTAAGCTTGATAGCTTTATATCCGCATTTTGTAGAACAACTAATTGTTTTACTTTTAGACAATCGGAAAATTGCAACAGAAAATTTATTGCCACAATGACAAGTCAATTCAACTTGTTTTTTCTTAAACTCAGTAGCACATTCAAAAGAACAAAAAAGATTTTTATATTTTTTTGTCTTCCAAAGTTGAGTCTTAAAAACTTTATGACAAAAAGCGCAATTGATTTCCATATGCAACATGATGACACACGCGAGGTATTATGTCTGTAGGAAATTTAATGAAATGCCCTATTAGTGGTTTGATGTTGCCAAGTCAGTTTATTGACGAAAAAGTAGCATTAAAAAAAGTAATAGATGATTATGTGGAAAATGTTACAAGACAATTTTCATGGATTGATGGTTCATATTTTTTAACACTTCATGCGAAGTTTGATAAAATGAATCCTGAAAATTTTAATATTGATACACCAAAAATAACTAAGAAACTTCCTTCGTTTCTTTCAAATTCATTTGTATGGTGGATTTGTAATCGTAGAGGTATACGAGAGTTACTTTGGATGGTTGCTCCCACAAAAAAGGGAGAAAAACTAAAAGTAGATTTTAATCAATCAGGGGTCGCCTACCTGCAAGCAAAGGGCGCTATGCCTAAATCGTAAGGGGCTAAACTTACGCTACAAATGACGGAGAAATAACATATGGATGAGGAAGCCGTAAAGCCTCAAGCAGAGCCGATAGAGCAGATATTAGATCAACCTGAAACGGAAGTAGCGGTTGAAAGTGATGTAAAAGCTCCTGAGGTAAATGAGGAAGGGGAAGCCCAACCTAAAAAGACAATGATTCCTTTATCTGTTGCGCAGAAATTGCGAGAACAAAAGAGGGAATTGGAATTAGAACTTCAATGGGAAAGGCAAAGAAATGCACAAGCTCAGGCAACTGCACAAAAGCCTCCAGAAGAGGATAATTCACGTTTTGAATCTGCTACCAGAGAAGATGTTATTCGCTCTCAGGAGGAAGCTGTCCGAGTCGTTGAAGAGCGACATTGGATCAGGAGTAATCCAGAGAAATATGAAAAGGTTAATGAGTATTTACCTCAATTTTTAAAACAAAGACCTAATCTAGCTTCTGCGATAAACCAGGCACCAAATAGATATGAAGAGGCATTTACACTTATGGAAGCATTGACACCAAAACAACAACAGCAGCTAACAAAGCCACCAGTTCCTAAAAAAGAGGCTCCAAATGCCCCAGGAGTTGTGCCAAAAGCTGCTGTTATGAACGATGCTTTAGACGTAATGAATATGTCTGATTCTGAATTTTCTGCTTGGAGGAATTCGAAGAAAAAGCGTAGATAGGCATAAGGAAAATTATGTCAGTAACAACAACATCCGGCTACGGCTCGATGGCTGATAGATGGGCACATCGTGCACTTCTACAGCGATCCAAGCCTCGTTGCGTGCACAATCTTTTTGGTCGCGCTTTTACGCTGCCACAAAAGAATACCGATACAATGGCATTCAGACGTCAAGAGAACTTGAATTCTGATCCCGTTGTTCTTTCCCAAGATGCAGATCCTGCACCTGAACAAGTACAAAAATTCGACATCAACGTGACGATCCAAGAATTTGGTAAAGTCGTGTTGCTCGGTCGAAAAGTTCTACTTGTTGTGGAAGATGATACAGCTTCAGAAACCGCAGATAACCTTTCTCAGTGCATGCACACGATGCTTGATAAAGTTACCCGCGATGTTTGGGACGCTGCTGTTCCACAGATTTCTTGCCTAAACGGCTCGAATGGTAATGCGATCACAGAATTGACACAAATAGACGTAAACCGCGCTATTCAATATTTGGATGATAATGATACGGAGAAAATGACACCAACCATTGAGGGAACTTCCCGCTTTGGAACAGGTCCAGTTGAATCTGGTTTCTGGGTGACTGCTCACGTTAATTTGAAAGCAGATATTCGTAATCTGGATGCATTCGTTCCAACTTCACAATATGGTTCGCAAGAGCCAGTATTGCAAGCTGAGTTCGGAGCAACCGATGAAGCTCGTTGGGTTACTTCTACACTTGTAAAAGTATCTAGCGCAAATCCAGCAGTTTACAACAACACTTTTGTTGGGGCAAATGCTTACGGTTATGTAGGACTCGATGAGGTATCTACAGAGATGATCTTGAAGCCTCTTGGGTTCAACGATTATTTGAACCGTTTTCAATCAATGGGCTTTACAGCATGGTTTAACGCTGCAATCCTCGATGATTCTCATATCGTAACATTGCTTTCAACTAAAGCATAAGGAGGATTAGCATGTCAGACTTATTTCAAGGGCAGACAATGACAGCGGCATATAAATTTATATCTGCTGGTGCTGCTCATACATTTTCATTCGACTTTCAGCCTGATAAGGTAGTATTTAACAACCTTACCAAGTGGACTGCAACAGCAGGCGGAGATCCAATTTCCGTTTGGTTTCGTGGTCAAACAACAACAGCGCATGCTTTTCAAGAGACTGTAATTGATTCAGCAGCAGCTCAATCTTTCAACTTTAAAGATGCCAGTACAAATGGATTTACTGTTGCGGATACAGCAGGTGGTGTGGATTCATACCATGCGACTATTTCAGGTATTACACAAGCTGATCCTTGTGTGATTACGCATAGTACTTTTACATTCCAAACCAATCAAATTATAAGGATTACCGATTTGGGGAGCGATATGCCTACAGCTCGTGGTATGGACCAGTTGAATAACCTACGGTTCAGAATCGTTGTTCTCACTGCTACCACATTCTCACTAAAAGATGTAATTACTGGAGAGCCTATTGACTCAACAGCGTATACAGCTTATGTGTCAGGTGGACGATTAACACTCGAGACTGCGGTCCTGAGTTTAAATAATCCAGAAGTCAGCCCATATGATGTAACACCGTATGTTCCTAATCCATACGCCTTTAAACCGATCGTTTATCAGCTTACAGCAGGCACAGATGTGATGCAAAGTGACAACGATGTGTTTTTGGTGGAGGTTTATAAGTGGGGCCAGATAACTGATTTAGGTGATTTAAGCTAAATCCCCTAGATATTTAACTTGCGTTCTATAACATAAGGATTACAGATCTAGGTGTTGAAAAATAAGAATAAATAGACTAGACTCCCTTTTAAGGGAGTCTAGCTATGAAAATATGTAGAAAATGTAAAATTGAAAAAATTGAAAATGAATTCCATTCCTGTAAAAGAACAAAATCTGGATTAACGGCAAAATGCAAAATTTGTCGAAATTTAGAGATTAAGGAATTTAAAAATAAAAACAGAGAAGAGTATTTAAAAAAATCTAGAGAATATGCAAAGAGAGAATATACAAGAGATCCTAATAAATTTATTGATAGACACAAAAAATGGAAATTAAATAATCAAAAAATTCTTACGGAAAGCAATAAAAAAAGTAGTAAGAAAGCATATCAAAAGTTTAAAAGTAAAAGACAAGAATACAATAAATTATATAGACAAGTTTACGCACAAGAAAAAAAACAATCAGACAAAGAGTGGAGATTAAAAAATCCAGAAAAAGTAAAAGAATATGGAAGAAGATCAGCTAGCAATCAGAGAAAAAATGATCCACATAAAGTAAAGGCTAGATTGTTGGTAAGTTATGCGGTTGAGATTGGAGTACTAATCCGACCCACAAGTTGTTCAAGGTGTTTAAAAGAATGTAAACCAGAAGGCCATCATCCTGATTACAGCAAGCCCTTAGAAGTAATCTGGTTGTGCAGAGAGTGTCATAACAAGGAACACGGGAAATGAGTGCCCCAATTGGACAGCTTACAGAAAGAGTGAATATTGTAGATGTTACGAATGCTCTTCCATGTGAAGTGACGACAGAAGAAGCTCATGGTTTTTCGACTCATTCGTTTGTTCGTTTAACAGACTTAAATAGCTCTATACCTATACATAGAGGCGTTGATCCTCTCAATAATTACAAGTTCAGGATCATTGTGACGAGTGATACAACATTTACTTTGCAAGATCCGATTACATTTTTACCTATTGACTCTACAAACTATCCTCCTTATGTTGAAGGGGGAAGCTGCAATTTAGTGCAGCAGACTTATATTTTTTATCCAAGTGAAGATCAGGAATTCCCTAACTAGGAGTAAATAAATGGGAAGACATAAAAACGTTGCGAATAGAACGACAGGCGATGTAATGGAAAGCAGCCTTAAGGTGGCTGAAGAAGAGAAGCTTCCGATTGAGAATATGCCTCTAGAGACACTTAGAGATTATCGTTTGTATAATGAAGAAGCGCGTAAACTCAATAAGAAATTGAGGATGTGTCGTTATCCAATCAAGCAATGTCCTGTGGAACTTCATCCAAAACAGCGCATTAAATTTGGCAACAATGATAAGTCAATGAATCCTGTTCCAGTATTTTTGAGCAATCATTTGATTCACTATGATGAAAAATTAATCCCTGGACATATCTACGATATTCCTGAATGTATTGTGCATTATCTTAGTGAAAAAGGTTATCCAGTATGGGGTTGGGTCACATTAAAAGATGGATCTAGAGAGACTCGTGAAACAGGTAAACAACCTCGATTTTCATTAACAACAGTTTATCAGGAAGCATAATATGGCTCGTACCGTTCAAGATACTTTAGATATTATGAGAGTGGCGATTGGTAGGAGGAATGAGAATGATCCTGACTCTAGTGATAGTCTTCTTCTTAGGTATTTGAATGATTTCGTCAGTCTTTCGATGCCTAACGACACAAAACTTTTCGAAAGTTTTGGAACGCTTACATTCACCATTGATGAGTCAAACACAACTGGTGTTTATACATTCAATGAGGTAGGAGCGGATACAGAGTTCATGAATATATCTCAAGAGGCATACATTTCACTTCTTGATCCAATCAATAATTCTGTGTCATGGAATCAGCTTCCAATTTGGCAAAATCCCGGTGACTTCTTTTCCATCTGGGGTATCAATAATGATGAAATACTCATTCCAGGATATCCTACGATGATGTTGTATTATGGGAATGAATTTACTTTTAGAACGATACCAAATGATAGTTACATGATAAAGATTTTCGGGTATAAGAAAAATGAGGATTATCCAGATGCCGATGAGCCTTTACAGTTTGATTATTGGCTTCGTTATTTGGCTTATGGTGCAGCTGTGAATTATGCGCGAGATTTTAGATATGAAGCACAAGCTAGATCATTGATTGAGGCATCATTTAAGAGTGAAAGAAAACTGCAATTGACACATGCACACAATCAGGTGAAAATGGCTCGAGCACTTCCGAGGTTTTAGATGAATGTAGGTATGATATTTACGTTTATTATAATGGGTGCTTTGCTTGCAGGTATGATGTATCTTTTATATCGAACTCACAACATGGAAAAGTAGAAATGCCGTTTCGTAGCCAAAGCCAGCGGGCTTACTTATATTCTCAAAAGCCAGAGATAGCAAAAGAGTTTGCAGAGCATACTCCGAAAGGAAAAAAGTTACTTAAGAAAGTAAAGAAAAAACCAAAAAAGAAAGGGAAGAAAAATGCCTAAGATGATGAAAGCCAAAGGAAAGGCTGTGAAAGGGAAGAACTTTGTTGAGGATGATGAAGAATATGATAAAAAACAGATTAAAAAGCAGGGTAAAGAAATGCGCACTGCTGGGTTAGGTTTAGAATTGAAACTTTCTCAAAAAGAGCAAGGATATTCCAAGAAACCTCGTGTGAAGCCTCAGAAGAAGGCTGGAAAGATTGTTAAAGGGCAGAAAAAAGCTTATTAAACTTGAGAATTAGGTAAAATATGCCATGGAATACAGTATGCCCGTTGGGATCTGTCTCTGTTAAAGCTAACAAGACAGTCATTCAGACCAATATGACTTACATCGAAACGACGATGGGAAATAGTGTTGTCGGGACGAATGCAGTTACAACACGCGATCACTTTTGGAATGTAGGAGCTAATGAGGATGGTCGTCATCGATTTATTCAATCTCCTGCATTCACAGTAGGTGCATTACCAACAGATCCCGTTGTGGGGACTGGTATGGATAGTGTTTTGTATGCAAAGACGACGAATGCACGTTCTGAATGGTTCCATAGAAACGCAGCAGGTATCTATCAGTTCATTCCTTCATTTCTAACAGGAACTCATGTAATCACGGGAAGTTTTACAACCATGGTTGCAGTTCCTGCTAGTGTGTACGGAGACATTTATGTCTTTCAAACCACTGATGGATCAACACGAGGACAATCTGGATTCTTTAAATCAAATGCAACTGTTTGCGATGCATGGCCCTATGCACAGCAAGTGCAGAGTATTTCCTCATCCAGTCCAAAATTTAATGTGATATTTGGAAATGGTAGCAATGCATCTGGTTTAAATATTCGTTTAAGAGTGGAAGAAGCGGCTTCTGGAGCTACCTGGAATTATCGAGTAACATATAGAGCGATCTGATGGATGTATACGAAATTACAGGCTTTCAGACTGGTGTTTCTGATGCTGGCGTTAATTATCTACAGCCAGGTGATTCATTCCAGAATATTACCAATGGATTCATCTATAAGCAGGTTCTTCAATCTCGTCAAGGAGTGGGTTTTTTCGCTCCTAGACTAGCTGGGAACACACGCATATTTGGCATATTCGAGCATACTTTGCCAAATTCCACTAAAGAACTTTTAGCTTTCGATCAGAACTTTCTTTACAAGTTTAATACCGGTACTGGTGTCTTTGATCAGATTGCATTTGCTGGGAGTATGGCAGCTTATGGTGGATTCAATATCTCAGCCAAAGACTTATATGTATCAGGAACTTCTTATCCTACAGCCACTAATGGAGCACGCTTTGTCTTCTGTGGTGAGGGAATCACTCCTAATGCAGCAGGATCAGCGATATTCTTTTACAATGGAACGGATGTAAGAGATTTCACATCAGTAGTCGATAATCCCAATTACGCTGCTCCTCCCGGGGGTGCACTGACAACAGCAATTTATGTCCTCTGGTTTAATGAGCGCTTGAATTTTATTGTTCCGACAATTGGAGGGATTCAATTCTTTCAGGGCATTTTGTTTTCAGGAATTCGCACAGCCTCTGGGAATGGGGATAAATTCAACGTAGCAGGCTCTGGACTCTTTCAGGCGGATACTTATCAAACTATTACTGGTATAAGCATCTTGGGCCAAGTTATCGTCCTTAATTTCGATCGTATGAATTACACGCTTGAGAAAACGACAGATGCCTTCAATCCATACTTTGGTAGAGCAGTTCCTGGAGTATTGGGGACTAATGCTAAGTTCTCTGCTGTTTCCTGGAATGAGATTGTAACATCTATAGGGAAAACTGGGATTATTGGGTCTGATGGTCGCCAGACCATAAGAATTGACAACAAGATTCCTAACTTTACTCGTGAAGAAATGGATGCCGTCAACTTCAATCTCACCTATGGTGGTTTTGATCGAGTTAACAATCAATTTCTCTGGACTTACAAGCAATCAGATACAGCAAGTCTCACTCAAGATTTTGTCTTAGTGAAGAATTATGAGGAAGATACTTGGGCAATCTTTGATCAAAGATTTAGTGTTCTAGGGCAAACAGATTTAGGTCTAGGTTTAACCTGGGATGATATTGATGAGACAGGTGGAAATGAATCTTGGGCACAATGGGATACGACAGAAGAGATCTGGGATCGAATAGGATTAGGAGTCGCCGTTCAAAAGACTCTTGCAGGAGATGATCTAGGATTCATCTATGACATAAATCAAGATTATGATGATTATTTTGCAAATATTTCGGCAGTCACTCCGGGTGCAACAACTCTTCTAACAGTCTCTGCAACCGGAATTTTGGCTGGTGACTTAGTGACTATTTCTAATATTCAAGGGATGTTAGATGCGGAAGGAAATAGTGGTATCAACAATTTTGATGAGGCAACAGATGAGTTTGATGGAGAGCCTTACGTTGTTATTTCAGCAACATCCACTTCTATAGAAATCAATCTGGATAGTACATTGCTGACAGCTTATACTCTAAATACTGGAAGTATATCCAAGATCATCAGTTTTTCAGCTGAAACCATTCCTTTCAATCCGTATAGATCACAAGGAAGACGTTGTTTTGTCTCTCATGTGGAATTTCTCATTGATACGAATGGAGGAAGTTTACTGGTTGATGTTTTTGCTGACCAAGCAGAAACTCCATTTAAACGAGATATATTGCTTAAGCCATCGATTGAGAATCAGGCTGCTGAGTGGATTACAATGGGAGTAGATCAGGAAGCTAATTTTTTAACATTCACTATGAAACAACAAAGTCCAGCAGTACAATTGCGATTGACTTCTATGCGGCTGCATTGTGAGCCGGGCGGATTAACGAGTGGGTAAACATGGCGCAGTTACCTGAAACATTCAATTTCGGAAGCACTGACGGAATGACAGTGGAAGATCTCGTCCTTAAGCTTCAGAGGCTTTACACTGACCTAGCCAGGTCTGTTAATCAGAAGCCCGACTTGTATCAACGAACAACTGATGGACAGGCAACAGATACATTTTTAGCGCAAGGTTCTATAAATATAAACTTGAGTACGAACAAAGTGGAAATGTTAACGAACCACACCAGTCCGACAAATGTCACCTGGACAACGCTTGGCTAATGAGTTATAATCGGGCTTGGTTCGCGCCCTGGTTCGCGACCTTCAGTCGCTGGGCGCAGCCCGATTATAAAAGTATGAAAAATTAAAGTAAATGAGGATTTTATGTCATTCTTACCAGCATTAATTAGTGGAGGCGGTGCACTTGCAGGAGGTATCTTCGCAGGCCAATCAGGTGGCCAAGGTGAAACCCGAATGCAGAGGACTCAGCGGAAACTAATCGATCAATTGATCAAATCTTTAGGAGGAGATGGTCCTTATTCTGATCTCTTTAATTTTGATGAAGATGCTTTTAAGAAATCCTTCGTAGAACCAGCTCAGGCACGATTTAGAAATGAAACAGCTCCTAACATCCAACAACAATATATCGCATCGGGCCAGCAGCGTGGCACTGGTTTAGATGATACGCTCACTAGAGCTGGTGTAGACTTAGACTCCCTCTTAAATCAACATATGATGCAATACCAAGAAGCTGCTAAGGGAAGACAACAAAGCGCTATAGGTTCCATTTTAGGCATGGGTGCAGGGGCTCAAGATCCACGTTCATTGGGACAAAGTGCTTTAGCAGGAGCAGGAGGGTATTTATCTAGTCCCGCATTTTCCGATCTATTTAGACAATCCCCTCCACAACAACAATATAGAGGACCTATAGATCCAGAAGTTATGCAAAGAAGACAATTAAGAGGATTTCAAACTAGTGGGCCAGAATGGCAATGGGGGACACATTAATGTCATTACCAATAGAATTTCAAGTCGCAAGAGAGATAGGAACCAATCTTTCTAAAACTTTTCAGCAAAATAGGGATGAGCATGCGATAGACCGCATTTTGAAGGAATCCATGGCTTCAAACGATCCTTCAGTCTTACAGAACAATATAGGGCAAATCCTATCTCAGGTATCACCTGAACGACAAAGTGCAGCTATTCAATTTTTACAGAATAGATATTCTACGATTCAGGAACAGCAGCAGCAGAAGCAGCAAGATACAAGAGAAAAGGAAGCTGGATTAGTCCCTGGGATCAATCCGACAGCCCAGGCAGCGATCTATAAAGAATCTCAGAAGGGCAAGCGTTTAGAACAATTTGGACTTGGAGGACAACCAGGACAAGTTCCACAAGGAACACAGCAACCAGGTGTTCCACAGCCCACACAGTCTCCTTTTAAAAACCTGAGTGAAGATCAGTTAGTTGTTGCCTCTGGCGCTCCTGATAAAGAAATTTCAGAACCTGCAAAGCAAGAATTGAAAAGACGACAGGAAGAAATAAAATCTAGAGGAAAATCATTTGAAGCAGATCGAACATTTCATTCTAAAACATCAGAACCATCTGTAGCAGCAGCTAATGAAATTCTAAAAAAAGCGCCTATTAGAAAAGGTCTTATCAATCAACAAAGAAGAGATATTGCAAGTGGTAATACAGAAGGAATTTTGCCATTTTTAGCTGAAAAAACAGGAGTAGAATTATGGAGAAATCCAGAATCCGCTAGATTTAAAACAGCTTCGAAACAACGTTTCATTGAGAATTTATCCTCTATTGGTGGAGGAGCTAGGCCCAACATGTTTATTGAACAACAATTAGTAGGTGCACAAGCGGCTTTAGGAAGAGATGCTGAATCAAATCAAACTGTTCTTGATATGGAAGAATTTATTGATGATCTAGAATCTCAACGTGCTAGATATATTCGTGAAGCAGCTAATGAAGATCGCGAAAAATTAGGATATGTCAGAAATGATGTGGAAGAAAGAGCCGATGAAAAGATGGAAAAATATGCAGAGCAAAGACAAGATGAAATGGCCTATGATATCCGTAAAAGACGTGAACAAAACTTATCTGATGAACAGCTAACTAGAGAAATTGTTGGTAAACATGTAGTGACTGGCACTCCTCTTACAGTGCGAGCAGCACGCATTTTAATGATAAAAAACAATTATGATGAAAAGAAAGCTCAAGCTGAAGCCGTAAAATTAGGTTTTAAGATTCCTACTGAAAGTACGTATCAGAGAGGTTAGAATGTCTATTTTTAAATATGCATCTCAAACAGTCGATGAACAACCTATTGATCAGGTGGCTCCTGTTTTTGGTCAAATTAAACAGCATAAGAGTGAAAATATAATTCCTCCTATCGGAATTGCAAAACCAGAACTAGCAGATTCTTTTCAACAGAATTTTGACGATGAAGATAAGATCTTACAGGACATTGCAGATACAGAAGCTTATGAAAGAGAAACACCTTTTCAAACTGGAACTAGAGAAGTCGCAGCACATGGAGCTAGAGCATTAGAAGGATTTCTTGGAGGAGTTGGAGGATTTTTAAATCTTCTCACTCCTGAACTTCATATAACCGAAGAAGGTGAATTATATCCTCCTGGTGAAGAACCTCAAGGATTTCCGAGTGCTCATCAACTTAGAGAAAAAACAAAAGAACTTACTGGAAAATATCTTGAACCAAAAGGAGAATTTTCTGGTGCAAGTCAAGAAGTTGTTTCCGATATTGGATCTATGTTTTCTACACCTGGTCTAGGCTTTTTTTCTAAAATATTGATACCACTTGGTGGTCAAGCAACAAAACAAGTTTTAAAAGGTTCTGGTGTTGGTGAAACTGGTCAAGATATAGGTAAACTTGGTTTTATGGCTCTGTCTTCATTAGCTCATTTAGGAAATGCTCCCGCTGTTGCTAGAAATGCTATGAATCAAGCACG